TTAGGAGTAATCCACCAACTTTCTTTCATTTGGGTAACTATCTTCTCCATATCCTTTTGCATTTCGGGGAATGCTTGAACATCATAATCGATATAATATTCTTTACCATCTCTTAAAGAGTAATACAAAGCAACCTCGTTAAACATTGCTCTAATAAGATTTAGAATAGGCACAACTGTATTAGTAACTAATCCTTTGTAAGCCATTTCTTTGTTATTATACGAAGCCGAATCAGTAGCCATTAAAATAGGGTCAACACCAAAAACTCTACACAAGGTATCTCTATCCGCTCCTATTGATTTAATAATTTCAAGGTCTGCTGGAGACATTCCGATTTGCTTATAATCCACAATACCGTTAGTAGCTACGATTCTCTTATAGTTATCTGCTCCTGTTAGTTTACTATCAATTTGTTGGTTAATCTTGCTAATTTGTTCGCCGTCTAACATTGCATCCTTATCCCCACTAAATAAAAGACCTGCTGCACCACCATTAATAAATGCTTTAGCCTTTGCTCTTGTGCCTTCGTTAGAACTTGAAACAGTTTCCCAAGCAGCCATTAAAGGAGACATTCCATATAATTGATTCCCACTTACATTATAATCAGGATTAAAGAACTTAATATGATTTACTTCGTTTACTTTAAATTCTATTTCTTGATTCCCTATTTGTAGCTTATAAGCACTAATTGGCTCAAAAGTTCCACTACCTATAATTTGTGTAAATTGTGAAGGTAAAGGGTAAAGTTTAGTTGGTACACCTTTGTTTCTTCCTACTTCAGGCATAAACTTATAAGAGTAAGCATTACCAGTAATCTCTAAAAAAGAAACTAAAGATTCGATATACTCTTGTTGGCTTTGCATTTCGTTAGGTCTTGCAATCAGCCTGTTTAAATCCGTTCCCTCAACTTCCGTTAAACCTTTTTTAAGTAAGTTAATAGGATTGTTCTTTGTTCTATTAAAACTCTTTTTGTTATCTATCTCGTAAACATAGAAAGGAACTGAAGCAGCCTTCTTTGCAATCATATTTATAATAGCAAATACATCAGGGTTGCCTTGATAACCACTCCTTACATACGCTCTTGGGTTGTTAGGGATGTTAAAGAATATTCCGTTAAAATAAGAGAATAAAGATTGATTGTATTTGTTACCTGCATCACTACCTTGAGAAGGAATAAAAGCAGCTTTAATTCTTTGTATGAGATTCATAAGCAATTATTTTTACAAATTTACGATAATTTTAGATAACTTTTACATTACTACAAAGTCAAACTTCTTTAGTTCAAACCACATTCGCATCATCAAGGCATCACTTATATCGGGAGACCTACCTAAATGTTCTTTAACTTTGTCTTTTGGTAGCACCGCAAGTTTACCATCCTTATCAGCGTTGTGTCTTTGCACCCATTCAAGTTCTTCGGTCAATTCCTTTTTAATAGTTACATCTTCAGTCATTACCCATACTCCAGCTTGATTTATTAGTTCAGCTAATTTATAGTAGCATTCTGATTTTAGGTTTATGTAATTACCTGTTAAAGCCTTACTATTGTTTACGAATCCTTTAAAACCATAGTCAACCACACCACCGCCGACGCCGTCCTCATCGCAAATTATTTGCGAATATGGTATTGCATGTTTTTTCGATAAATGTTTTATGAATGCTGCAACTTCGTTTGTTGCCTTATTGGCTAACTTATGTATCTCAATTACTCTAAAACCTAACCAAACCATAATAAGTGTTTTATCCTTACCAAAACGAGCAATATCGGCTGAAATATATCCTTTGCCTGCTGGGACGTGTTCGTTTCTAAATAGGTCAATTATCTTATCGTATTCTATTAAAGCGTTGTCATTGTCATCGTATTCCCAGTTACCAAATAATAAACGCTCCTTACTTACCTTATCTAAAGATTGCAAAGATTGAATATAATGTTCTGATATGTAAGGATTGTCCTGTATTAAAGATTGTATAAAGGCTTTGCTTTCGCTTATCGTACCATCCTTTGTAGGCTTATAAAAGTTATTGTAAACATATCCCTTTGCAGGGTTACAAGTGCCTAACATCTTTGGTATAATGTTAAATTCAGTTAGTTTATACCTTATTCTTGACTTGACAATATTCCAAGCCTTCTCTGTGATTTGATTGCATTCGTCAATAAATGCTCCAGAAATTTCAAGTGAACCTAATTCATCAAAATTTACATCTGAAGGATATTGAAACAAGTCTTTTAAGTAAATAGCCGAACCATTTGAGAATGTAATAATATTAGATTGAGCGTTATAAATATAGTGTTGCCCTGACTTTATACCTTGCAGTTTACAAACATCGTAGAACGAATTTAAGGTAGTATCTTTTAAAGTCTTAAGAACCGCTCTACCCATTAACCATCTTGAGCCTGGATATTTTAAGCAGCATTTAATTATCCAATAAACACCAAGTGCTGATTTACCTCCTGCTACTCCACCTCCAAATATAACCTCGCTTGTTTTGTTGTCTTCTAATCTATCGAGTGCTTTAGTCTGCTTCTTCGTTAGTATCATAGGTTTTAGTCTCGTTGAAAGTAATACCTAAATCCATACCTCCAGTATGTTTTAATGTAGTACCTAATCTTTCGGCTTCTTCAGGTGTTCCGATTAATTTATATAATCCCATCTGTAAAGTAGGGTTTTCGCTTTTATACCACTTTGAACGCATTGATGTTTTAATTTCAACTTTGTTTTTTTCAAGTGCTTCTTTTATAGCGTTAGATTCGTTCAGTTTATGCTCGTAAAAAGTAGGCTTTGAACAAGGTAAAAACGCCACCACATCCTCAATAAAGAACAATTTGTGTTTATCAATAGCCTCTAAAGATTTCTTCTCTAATTCCTCTGTTTTATATGCCATAATCTTTTATTTGAGCGATAAGGTGGAATCGAACCCCTCCTCCTGGCTGGAAGCCAAGTGTGCAACCATTACACTTTTATCGCTTGTCTTTCTTGCAAAGATACTTTTTCTCCTTTATACATCCCAGCACCCATTTCATCTATTTTACTAAAAGGTAGAATAGGAACTGTTATTTTTAAGTTTTTATCTATTAAATAAATGTACCTAATTTGATACCCTTCTAATTTAACACCTCCATTGTCTTTAATCCAACTCGTACCGCTTTTACCGTTACTTTCTTTTGTTCTGTGTGCTGAACTTGTTAAACTACATACAACCTCCCCATTAGGCATTTTATAAGTAGAAGTATTTTTACTAACTCCAATTAATTTAAAACCACTTGCTCTATAAATAGTTCCATCTCCACATAAATTTGCATCACTAAAACTTAAAATCCATTTTATGTGTGGAGCGTTCTTTTTAATTAATTTTATACTAATTGCAATACATCTGCTTTCACTATATTTAGGCAAATAATCACTAAAAGCCATTCTGTTAAGTTCTATTACCTCATTCCATTTAGTATCTTCTACATAATGAATAACTTTGGCTTTTACCATTGGACTTCCGTAACTTAAAACACCGTGCAATTTATTATCTAAAAAACAACCAAAGTGCAATGTACTATTAGGAACTACTTTACCTGAATAATGATTTAACTTAACAAATTCGTTAGCAATCTTACTTGGAATAACTTTAACAATTATTTCTTTTGCTCTGCCCATTGCATAATGATTAAATATAAAGCATTGCCATTAGTATTCTCATTACCCATAGTTTCAGCGTATTTATATTCTTCGGTTTTCTTTATATCTTCTATTGCATTTTTAATCTGCTCTGCTTGTTCATCGGCTAAAGTAAAAGTCATTTGCTGGAATGGTGCTTTATCGCCATCAGGTAAACTAAATTCTTCGCCTAAATCATCACTATTTAAATCAAAGCCTCCTACACTTAAACCCCAATCTTCTAACTCTGTAACATCCCATTCATTAGCTAACATACTCCAATCCCATTCGCCACCGCTTACATTATCTTTAATAATAAACTGCTTTTGTTCTTGCTCTGTCAAATCGGTAACTTTAATAATTGGCACTTCTTTTAATCCAGCGTGAATACAAGCCTTTAAACGCATATTACCACCCAAGACTATCATATCATCGTTTACAACAATAGGTCTTATTTCAAGCATCTTTGGGAACTCCTTAATTGATGCTACTAATTTTGTAAACTTATCATCCTTTATAATTCTTGGATTATTAGGGTTTGACTTTACTAATTTAATGCTTACTAATTCGGTTTTCATTTTACAAAGGTAATATATTTTTATAAATCAGCTACTTTTTGTGTGTATAAGTCAATTAAGTCTTGATAGTCTGCCTTGCCCATTTTCTTTGTTTGATGCCTTTTGTGTTCAAGAAAATCCATTCCACCTTTACCTATTTCTTTTTCCAGTCTCTTATAGTATTCTATATAATTACCGCTTTTGGCTATATTACAACCGTAGCATTGTGGTCGGCAATTTTGTTCGTCGTATCTCAAACTTAAAATACCTCTTGAATAGAAATGCCCATTTTGAATCTTTTTGTAAGGCAAAACCTTGTCGCAAGTAAAGCACTGCACATCTAAATTCTCATCTGCGTACTTTAAACGAATATAAGTAGAAAATATAGCATCTGCTTTTTTCTTTAAGATTGTTGTACTCATTTCAATAGGATTTTAGTGTAAAACATCTCAAAAACTACTCCCCAAATAATAGAGAATAGAATTATATCAAAATACCCAAATATAGGTTTATAAGTTACAATAGCTAAAGAAATAAACAATAACATTAAGGCTTTAAATAAATGCCACCCATCTGTTAAAAACGAAAGCATAGTTGAAGATAAAAAGAACTTCTCGCCATTTTCTTTCTCGCCCCACTGCCATTTGTTTCTCCAGGACATATTCCAATCCCAAAATTGTCTGTTCTTTAGGTTTCCAAATATAGAAATAT